ATGAGTAACCGCATTACCGTAGTTGGCTCTACTTCTTCGCAGTTGGTCGCGCTCCGCGCAGCCGGGCGAGAATGGCGCGAGAAGCTTATGAAGCAATGCGAAACAGAAGTCGGATACGCCAATTTCCCTAGTCCCCTGGTATTTCGGGTGGCCCGTCGAGTGTATCGACATAGCAGCAGGGCCGGCCGGTGTGCTTCCCTGGGCTTCAACTGAGGACCCGGTACATGAAGCACGGAATCCTGTTGCTCATTTGTTTGTGCGTGTGGATCGGTAACGCTGCAATGGTGTGGCAGCCGGTCCATTTTGTTTAACCGTTGGTACTACCAATAAGGAGAACTATGCTCGAACCAACCGGGATGCAGTCCCGTATGAAAAGCGCGCAGTCTGGAGAGGCGCGTGTAATCTCATTCAAGGTCCATGCCGATATGCGGCGAGCTATGCGGCAGCGCGCGGTAGATGACGATGTAGACGTGTCCGAGGTCATCCGGCGCGCGCTTACGTGCTATCTCGCTGCGGAGCAGAGCGGTACGCAATGAGCAGCCCCGGTCTCCAAATCTGGGATTCCCAGGGCCGCACGCTGCTGGATGCCTCGGCACGCGCTGGACGCGTTGCGGGTGTAGTACGAATTGATGAGCGGGGCACCACTGGGGCGCGATGGCAGGCTGGAGATTCCGGCAATATCGCGGCCGATCTATCGGGCGGTACGCCGTTCTGGGCCTTCCATCCCGACTGGTTATTCCGGCACGTCTCCCAGAACGCCCCGGTTCCTATCGTTGACATCGACGCTTCGGGTATCCGTTGGCGCTATTCGTACCACGACGGAAACTTCTACACACCCATGCCCGGCATGCTCGTCTATGGAGTGTACTGAGTGACGGTAGGATTCCAAGCGTTCACCGATAACGGGTTGTACCAGATCGACGGGACAACGCCGAATTTCCAGTGCACGCAAACGCTCACCGCTGTTACCCAGAGTACGGGGCTGCGCGTGGCGTACAACGACGTTAATAAACCGTTCGACGGGAATTTCTGGGCGGTGACTTTCTCGTTCACGGCGCGAACCCCGCTGTACGCGTTTTCGACAGACGGCGGAATCGGCGGGACAGTCTGGGATCACAAGCTAGAGGGCGGTGTGCACACCGTGCGGATCGTCACATGGCAGCAGACGACGGTTCGATTCTTCGTATTCGATTCCACGCCTCCCGCCAGCGGTAATTTTGGCTTGCAGGTGTTTTCCGAGACTGGCGCATTGGTTGCTGATTCGTCACGACCGTTCTACCGAGTGTTGGATGTTCTTCATATCCAGTACAAGCCTGGGTATGGATGGGAGACAACCGGCTACCCGCATCCGCCCCAAGAATCACGCTCCTACGGCCGCCCCGTGTTGGTCTCCTGTCCGTTCCCGTGCCACAGCCTCATTTCCGGAGACGGTACATATCGGCCGAGTCTCACGCTATTTCGAACAGCCGGGGATACGGTTACGTGGTATCAGCAGGACTGGGCCGGAACTCCGCCGAACTGGAGTGGATTCAATGAGACGTACCACTTGCACTTTCTCGTCATCGACGGGACAGGCCTCATATAACAAAGGAAAACTGAATAGCAATTGGCACGCGGAAAATCGTACTCCGTAGACAACCCGGACGCACTTGCTAACGCAATCGCCGCGCTTGATCACACCTTCTCGGAATCGACGTTACGGCAGGCTGCGGCGGCCGGAGTCACAGTGATAAAAAATGAGATTGCTTTACGCGTCCCGAGAGAATCCGGAGATTTGGCGGCGGGCCTCACTGTCGCCTACGATCAAGAGGATAGCGTCGCGGGTCTCATCGCTACGTACATTGCAACATTTGTGGGCGATACCAAGCCCAAAGGTCCGAATGAGAAAAAGGTATCTCGCCGTGCGCTTGCGGGTTGGCTCGAAAACGGGACGTCAAAGATGCCGGCGAAGCCGTTCATCCGGCCAGCCTTTGAAGCTATGAAGCAGCGGGCGGCGGATCGATCTACAGAGGTAATCCATGCAGCACTCAACAAGAAAGGAGGTAAGTGAGCATCAGTAACAACAATACCACTGTTCGGTACTCGGTCGATGCGTCTGGCGTACAGGCCGGTGTAAATCAAATCCGGGCAGCAAACGCCCAGCTTAACGCATCGCAGATCGAAGTATTCCGCAGGCAGGAAGCCGTTACGCAGGCAATGAGAGAAGCCGCCAGCAACGGCTACAACCTCACCGCACGCGAAGCAAAGAAGCTCGTAGACCAGTACGACCGACTCCAGGCCACAGCAGGCAAGACGCGCCTGGAAATGCTCAACCAACAAGCCGCCGCGCGAGGCGTTACTCAGGCATTTGCAGCGCAGGCAGCGGCTATTGCGGATGCATCGAAGAAAACGCACGAACTCAACTTGAACAGTGTTGGTGCACGGCGCGAAATGATGGTCCTCGCTCACGAAGCCGCAACGGGCAGTTGGAAGAACTTCGCCGGTTCCATGATGGTGATGGCGGAGCAGGTCGACGCTATGAAGTACGCCACGCACCCATTGGCTTTGGGGCTCGCGGCGGCCGGTACGGCAGCTTACGCGTTTTACAAGGGCATTTCCAACGCCAACGCACAGTACAAGGCGTTTAACGACGCGATGAACTCCACGGGCGGCTACGCGCAACAGACACGGGAATCCATCCAGGGGCTTGCGGAGGACTTGTCTAAGCGGTTCGGTGTCGGTATCAGCACGGCGACGAACGGGCTTAATCAACTGGTGGCGACGGGGCGCGTAACTGCTGATATTTTCCCGCAGGTTGGGGCCGTGGCGTTGGCGATGTCGAAGTCCTCGGGAGAGGCATTCGATAAGACCGTGGAATCGCTCTTGAAGCAGCAGGACGAGGTTAAGCGCGCGGCGGAGGAGTACCAACGCACGCACCACTCGATGTCAGACGCCAACATGGCGCTTATCGAGTCTCTTGAAAAGACGGGCCAAAAGCATGAAGCGTTCAAGATTCTCATCCAGCAGCAGTTGGCCGATATCGAGCGCGAAACCAAGGCCAGCACGGAGCATCAGGCAGGATTCTGGGATAACGTTACAGCCTCAATGCAACGCTATTCGCGCGCGCTTGCTGGTAAGTCCACTGATCTCGACATCCTCAACGACCTCAAGTCGAAGCAAGCCGCCCAACTTGGCGGGCGTATGCCGGGGGACTACACGGATTACGGCCCGCTGATTGCCGCTCAACAGAAGATCGTTGACGCGAACAAGGCCAGTCAAGAGGCCGCCGCTAGAGAAGCTGCGGATAAGGCAGCATTGGCCGATTCGCTCCGGACCGTGACGGCAGAGTACGAACGCACAAAGTCGGCGCAACAACGCCTTACGGATGCGGTCAATCGTGATAACGCGATCATCGACACGCGCATTTCGTTGCTGACGAAGCAGGGAAAGATGACGGAGTCTGTCCGGGCGCAGTTGGAGGCCCAGCGAAAGCAGATGATCGCCTTCGATACCGAACACATCACTCCGACTCGGAAGCGCGGCGGCGGCTCCGCAATCGCGGCATTGAATGCAGAGACGCAGACAGGCTTGGCGATTCGGCAGATTATCGAACAGCAGGCGGAGAAGCAGCTACAGGCCCAGCGACAGCTAGGCGTAATCGACGCGGAGACATACTACCGCAAGCTTACCGACCTGCAAAAATCTGCGCTGGACGACCAAATTGCACTCGCGAACAGACGTGCCGATGCGCTTCGATCTTCGTCAGACAAGCGAGCCTACACGGAAGCGGCGGCGGCAGTTGAAAAACTCCAGCTTCAACGCAAGGGCTTGGATTCGAGTTTGCAAGATACGTTGGCGGGTCTGTCGCAGCGACGTGACATTGATGTGCGCCGCTACGTCATGGGCCTAGACCAGATGAATACGCAGCAGGAGGATGCGTACCAATATCAGGACACAACCCGCAACTTGACCGCACGGGCGAAGGCCGAATTCGACGCACGGTACGCGTTGCAACAGCAGTATCAGCAGCGCGTTCGGCAGTTGGTCGAACAATACGCGCTCGATCCTACCTCGGATATGAAGCAATACGCGGAAAAACTCCGAGCGGAACAGGCGTATCTCGCGGAGCGTAGCGCAGGAATGGAACGATTCTTTGTCCGTGAGGAGGCGCGGCGTAATAGCTTCGCGGCTCAGATGAAAGACGGTCTATTGTCTCTCGGCGGTGACGCCATGACTAACGCGGAGCTTGCCCGGACTGCCCTTGTAACTGCGTGGCAGGATTCGCAGAGCGCTTTGGAGCAATTCATTACGAGCGGCGAGGGAAATTTCAAGAAGTTCACGGCGAGCATTCTGGGCGACCTTGCGAAAATCGCGTTGCGCCAAGCCGAAGTGTTCGCGATCCAGAGCATCAGCAGTTCGTTCGGCTCATTCTTTAGCGAGGGCGGCCCGGTGCTGCACCGCGCAGGCGGCGGCCCCATCGCCGGCCCAGGCACAACGACCAGTGACAGCATTCCCGCGATGCTTTCGAACGGGGAATTCGTCATCAATGCAGCGTCTACGAGGAAATACCGCAGCCTGCTTGAGTCCATCAACTCGGGCCACATGGCGCACTTTGCGACCGGAGGCATTGCAAGTTCTCTTGCACCATCTCCGGCCCCTATGTCGGGTGGCGGTGATAGGCCTCACTTTACCGTCAATCTGAACGGAGGGCACGGCGGATTAACTGAGGCTGACGTGGCGTCCCTGGTTACGCAATTCCAGTCGATCGTGGATGTTCAGCTACACAAGCGGATGGCGGAGCAGGGCGGATATGCATACAAGATGAGGTACGGCCTGCTGTAACTGACCAGTGCCGCGAACCCGTCGAAGCCGGGGGCGGGTTCGTTCTTGATCTTACAGGAATCAACCACTAACAATAAGGACTGCGTTGCAAAAATCGTTCTCGTCAATCGAGATTAAATCTGTTCAAGAAGATCGGCGAGAGATAGAGGGTATCGCCTCAACTCCGACGCCTGACAGGGTAAATGACGTGGTAGAGCCTCTGGGCCTCACGTTCCAGAAAGAAACGCCCCTCCTACTTAATCACAAGTCCGACCAGCCTGTAGGCACGGTGCAATTCGGCACGCCTACCGCTAAGGGACTTCCCTTCAAGGCAAAGATTGCGAAGGTGGACGAAGAAGGCGTTGTGAAGCAGCGCACCGACGAAGCGTGGCATAGCGTCAAGACGCGCCTTATCAGGGGCGTCTCTATTGGGTTCATCGCCAGGGCAACCAGCCCGCTCCCGAATGGTGGGACCCGGTTCACAAAAGCGGAAGTCCATGAGTTGTCGCTTACCGCGATTCCCGCTAATCCGGAAGCAAAGATTACGGGGTTCAAGGCACTTCCGGAAGTGCCTGACAGCGCGCGGCCGACCCTCGACCTATCCATCCTTCCGCCTGAACTTGCTGCGATGTACACGGCGGGGTTGGCGCGACGCGAAGCTGAGCAGAAGGCCGCCGAAGCAGCACGTAAAGAGCAAGAAACCATCAACACGAAAGAGGAAAACGATATGCAGAAGACGAACAACACTAACCACATTTTCATTCGCGGCGCTATCGCGAAGGCCGTGACGATGGAGGGCGGGGCAGAGGGCTACGCGTCGATGCGGTGGGGGGCGGGTTCGAAAACGGTGGAGTACATCAAGGCGATTGCTAGCCCCATGACGGCCGGCGTAGACGGAAGCGGTGCATTGACCTCAGGTACTTTGAGTCGCCAGCAGTTCGTCCAAGCTGTGTTTAGTCATTCGATCCTCGGGCAGCTTCGGGGGGTGATTCGTGTACCGGCGATGACGCGCGTCAATGTGGAAAATGAGCCAACAGCCGCTGCGTTCTTCGGCCCCGGCGTGCCTTGTCCGACTGCACAAGGCACGTTCGGGGTGCATATGGCCGACAAGCGAAAGATCGGCGTCACAGAAGTGATCTCGGAAGAACTCGCCCGTGCTACCGATGAAGCGGCTGAGGTAACTATTAGTGCGATTCTCCAACGTGCCCTGAGTCGAGGGTTGGATAACGCATTCATTGGAAGCCAAACACGGGGCGAGGTTTCCCCTGCTGGCCTTGGGACGGTTGCAGTAAAAGCCGCAAATTTTGAGGCAGGCCTTGAAGTGTTTACAGGCGACCTGACCATGGCAAGTGTGATTGTCAATCCACGTACAGCAGTCGCTTTGCGCAGCCCGACCGAAACTCAGATTACCGCGACCGGGGGCATCTACAAGGGGCTGCCCGCAATCGCATCATGCGCCGTTCCTCTGGGCAAACTTCTAATTGTGGATGGTAGTCGGGTGCTGGCTCATATCGGAGACGTGGAGATTCTCGCACTTCGTCATGCTGACGTATACACATTGCATGGAGGTGCGTCCCCCTCGGTCCCGGTCAACATGTTTCAGACCAATCAAGTAGCCCTCCAGGCGGGCCAGTACGCAGACTGGGATTTCGTTGACGGTGCTGCTATTGAGGTTGGGGTCTAACACGGACACTCTACGAAGAAGAAAGCGAGTAGGGCGGTGAGATGCCGCCCGCACAATAAAATTTGAATTAGGATAACTATGTCAATTTCAATCGCTGCAATTACGCGCGCGCTCGATGCCGGCGTCATCGTCAATCAGTACAAGGGTAGCGCTCCCGATGCTGAGGTAGGTGTGGTCGGAAGCATTGCACTGGATACTAAAGACGGCGCTGTTTACAACAAGTCTGAGGGTGGGTGGACGAAACTGGCTGTGAATCTCGGTGCAACTGGGCCTACGTGGTAATGGGAGCGCCTTATCAGTCACACATGAACCGTCGAGACAGTACGTTTATGGTTAGCTCGGCGGCACTCGCGCGATTGCATGCGGAGGCGCGTAGCGCAGGTATGGGCGCATCGCGGTACTTTCGAGAGAAGGCGGACAAGATGCGCGACTCGTTCGAGTTCGCGTCGTCATACCGGCCTAGGCTTGACTTGGGTACGCCCCGCAACAGGGAGTATCGAGTTGGGGTGTTCGCGCCTACGGAACGAAGATTGCGAGAACTCGCGAAGTGCCTGGGCCTGCCTGCCGACGCACTGGCGGAGATGGTCATCATGTCGGATGAGGTTTCGGCGTGAGCCGTCGTCAGTTGCTGGAGGCGGCCCGCCGCGTTGGTGTGCAGGTCGACATGTTCTATTGCGGCAAGCGCGTCCCAATGAATACCGAAGCAGTACGCACAGCGTTGCTGGAGCGCCTGTACGGGCGGAATACGGTGCACGCCAAGACACCGCAAGCTATGGATGATCGGATTTTACGCGGCGTCGCATGTGCCCGCGGTGAACTCAGTCATTCACTCGGCGTAGCTCAGATGGCCGTCCGTGAAGGGCAGGACGCGTTACAGGAGTACAAGCGTCTTGCGAGTCTGAGGCGACGTAGGCCGAAGGACGAGGCAGCCGCGCTTGCATCGAGCCGCCAATGGTTGGCGAAGGCTCGCGCCATGCAGGACCAGTATGAGGCGCGACGTGCGGCAGTCCAACGATAACAATATCTGTCCGACGTGTGGGGAGCGGTTCCGCTCCTCGCGAGCCTTCGACATGCATCGTGCCGGTGAATACGGGCGGGTCGGGCCGGATGGTCGATACCTATCGGCGCAACGACGTTGCCTCACTGTCGATGAGATGCGGGAGGCCGGAATGCTTCGAAATAAGCGGGGACTCTGGATTACGAAGGCGTTCGGAATTGCCTCTCCGTTTGCACCTGGGGCCGATGCGATCCGCGAGGGCAGGGGCATGTAACTACAGGTCAACCCAGCCGGTTATAGCCTCATGCGTGTACGCGCGCGCACAACACACCTAGCCAAGCGTTCTAATCCAACTGAGCCAAGGGCGAGTGCGCCAGTATCCACCGCCCGCGAATCTCTGGAGATTTACAACGAGATGCTGTCCTCTTTCATCCGCATGTGTGATGCAAGTAAGGCAGTAATTGAGCATGTGTGCGATCTGATCGTGATCGGTCTTGCCTGCAATCTTGGTAACGCGGCTGAACGTGATGCGGAAGGCGCGAATTTGTTCATAGACGTAGGCAACGTCCTCCGCAAGAGCCGGACCAAGGAGCCCAAGTTTCGACACGCTCGAATCGAATATGGGGCTATTGGGCGGGGTGAACTCGGTTTCAGTGAAATCAAGCGACGGGACGTGCGAAAGCATGCTCGTCAACTGGCGCTTTAATTCTGGGACAGCGGTTCCGTGCGATTTCAATTCGCCGGCGAGTGCGCCCGCGAGCGCTTGCCCCTCGCGGAACCGCCTATAGTCGTCCCCGAGGAAATTATTGATGTAGCCGCCAGCGAGCACACCTACAAGCGCTATCAATGCGGTGTTTGCGTCACTCATCGCTTGCTCTCCATTGAGGCGACAGCGGCATTGTAGCCGAGGGTATCTACGGGGCGGCGTTTCAGAGCGAATCCAGGCCGATCCCCGAGAGCTAAGGAGTTATCGGCGGAAATTTTTGCAGTTAGCGATATTTCGACACTGACCGGTCGGCGCTGTAGCTTTTGACCTCTGCATTTTTCCTATCCCCCCGTCCCTAGCTACCTCAGTGGCTCTGCTCCGGATACCGTAAGCGGTCGTTTCGGCTTCACTGTGAGCCTGCCGCGGAGCTGCGAAGGGGGGCGGGACCATACCTGAATCAATCGGCCCGTCTACGGGCCTCTAATCGAAGGAGATGTTTTATTGAATGACTGTCGGAAGCACTCGGAATGGAAATCGACCGGGTTGCAATGGAAGTGTCCGTTCTGCGTGGCGATCAGTAACCGACCTCTGACGACCAAGCAGAAGGCCCGTATAGCTGCGGCTGGAAACGCAGTCCGGATTGACGACCTCTCCGGAGGGGCATGGGATGTGATCCGAAAGCGAATCCGTAAGCGCGATGGGTACTGCTGCCGGGCCTGTGGGGTCGCTGTACGGGCCGGGGTCGTGGATCATATCAAGCCCCTTGCTCAAGGTGGCTCGAACGGGGATGAGAATCTGCAACTGCTCTGCAAGGAATGTCATGACGACAAGACCAATGCTGACCAAGGATACAGGGTGCGGAGGCGTGTTGGTTTGGACGGAATCCCTGAAGGTTGGTGACATGTAGTCGTCCCAGAAGTATGCAAAGTATGTAATAAATCTCTATTAATTTATAGAGAGTAAATTAATAACAGAAGTCTGCCCCTGGGGGAACATGGCAAAAACAGTGAAAGATTCGCTGGTAGCGGCGGAACTAAAGAGCCTTTATGAAGCCGCGAAGCGTGCGGAGGAGCGTATCAATCAGGTTCAGACTAGGAGAGGCGACCCGGCAATCCGGCTCGTAATCCATCCGCAGCTTCGTCGGCTCGATCCATCGAACTGGAAAGGTAAACATCGCGTGCCGGAGATGCTGCTGAGGCTCCTGCTTGAGGGAATGGGCCTGGAGTGCAAGACGAACAAGGAGCGACACGAACTTATGGTCCGGGCGGCTGTGGCGCGGGCAGGAGGTGGCGTCAAAGATGACTGCGCGGCTTCCGTTTGGTCGCGTCAGTTATCGGGTTACGCATTGAGAAACTGTATCGCGTTGCTGGAATCTGCGGGCTACAAGCCCGCCCGTGCCGATGCAAAGCTGTCGGACTTCGTTCGTCTTATCAAGGCCGGGAGGCCTGAGGGGCCGTCCGCCGACCGATTGGGTAAGACGTGGGGAGAGGGCATTCATGCAGTCACGTTCTTTTCTGCTAACGAAATGTTGTATCGCGGTGTTCGCTACAACGTGCAGTGGTCGAAGCGGGGTAAGAAGTGCAGCCCGCTTCATGGTAGTGGAACAGCAAGAGGTGATGGTAAGCGTTTTGGACTTCTTAAAATTCTAAAAGACTCAGTGACGAGAGCTGAGTGGCCTGAAATTAAGCGAATAGCATACGCTGCTCAGCAGATGCAGGCTGCGCGACGGGCTGTAGCCGAACTAAAGAAGCGACAAATCAACGAGATTGAGGCATTCGAATTGTTCGAGACGAGTGATCCGTGGGAAATAATTCGGTAGACTCATGATCGAATATAGCGATATGCCAAAATCTAGTCGATTTTATTGGCCGGAATTTGAGAATGGTCTCCGCGGCTTCAGTGAAGGGTAGTGACGGCCTTACGATATGAGATGTCCGCCGACATTGGAGGCCGATGTGGTAGAGTGTCGAGACACATTTTCCAAAAATCACTTGCGGGGGAAGTATGGCTGGGGAGAGTTCGGGGTATCGTTGGTGGGAAAACTACTTAGTTAGATATTTCCTTCCGTCGATTGCTGGAATGGTTGTTGTAAAGTGGTTGATTTTAAATGTTTCGGATGATTTGTCGAAATATATTCCGGCGTTCCCGTCTGGTAGTGGTGCAAATTTCGGCACGGCGAATCTTGTAATTTGGCTTCTATTTGGATCGTTGTACTGTTATTTGTCTTCTTATCCGATTTTAGTATTTCATGCGACGCGAGTGTTGGATTTTAAAGATGTCTCCGGTAGGGTGGGTAAGGTTGGATTGAATCCCTATATTGCAACGTTGGTGATGGCAGTGGTTGTGTATGTTGCGGTGTGGTGGGATAGTCTTTTGTTGGTGTATTGTGCGGTCGCGGCATTTTCTGTGTTGCAGATGGTGAGGCTATATCTCGTGTACTCCGATATTCGGCAATTTGGGTTTAAGGTCGGGTATGATGCAAGTGTTGCGTATGCGTATCTCAATAAATTATCAAAAACGCGTGGTGTGATAAGTGAGTCGCAAGAGCTTGCTGAGACGGACGATAGTGCCGCAGTTTCAAAAGTCAATAACTCTAAGCGCGATTTGGCGGATTCCTATAAGCATCTGCGGGAGCATGGTAATACGGCATTCATATTTTTTTCTTGAATTGGTAATGTGCCCGGTGTTTGCGGTGGCGCTGCATCATGAAAAAGGGATGCTGCAGTTCTCTCATTTGTCTGTCTTGTTGTTGATGTGGGTTTTCCCCTCGATGCTCACTCATTTCTTGGGCCAGCACCTGGAGCGGAGATATTCACTGTTCCGGCATTAAGGTGCGCGATCACCGGGAGCCCCCGGTGATCGCAAGTCGAAGGGGTTATGATACTTGCCGAACAAAGAAATCATAGCGATCTTGGATGTGCGTTTCTTTGAACACCCCATTTATTGCTTGGCGGAGAAAAACTTCCAAGTCTTTTTGCGTTAAGAGAATTATTTGACCGGATTGATTTTTGTTTGCGACCGTTGAGATGTGCCGATGGTATGAGTCTTTAATTTCGATTCCGCGAAATACGATAATTCCAAATTTTCCGAATGTTTGGCTGAAATAGTAGCTTACTTGGTGGAAATCGTCTGCCTGAAGTTCTTCGTAATTTTTGCACTCCCATACGACTTGTGTAGAACCGTATTTTGTGCGGATCACCTCCCAAAATCCATTCGCGGCGCGATTGGATGCCACCCAGTCACGTATTGCGCTTCCGTCATGCATTCTCACCTTGGGCTGCACATTTGTTAAAGAGCGGAAGAAGCAAAGTCTGATGACGTCTCCGACAATCTCCTCGAAATCGCTCGCAGTTGCTGCTCCTGTGGGGAGTGACTTTAATCTCCCTAGTGTTGCGGTTAGTGCCCCTTTATACTCGTCGAAATGGTAATTATCCGGTAAATCTTCTAATAATCCTTCGTTTCTTAGTGCGGTCTCGTCATGAATCTGTTGAACTAGGATGGGGCGTAAGTTCAATGCTGGTTGGTAGGTCGGGTGGATGACAAACTCGGCAGTGGAGTCGATCGCGAGCTTCGCGTTGGCGTCTTTTCCTGATTCTTTGTAAGATGTCTTCCCTTTTCTTTTTAGTCCGATAAATCCGATGCTAAAAAGAAGCTCGACAAATCGAAATGGAACCGTGTAATCATAAAACCATGACCCACAGTATTTTCTGATTTTTTCGTTGACCAAGAGTTTTCCGATAAAATCCTCTACTGCGACGAGGGTGTACTCATTTCCAAGTCCATAGAAATGTTCCAAAATCACGCTTATGTTTGGATAATTTTCAGAAAATTCATCACCCAAATCCTTTAATCGACTGGTGCTGTATCGCTTTGAAGCGTCCTCAAGATCGGACTCGGTGACTTTCTGATTGCTGTTTGCGATTGCTGAGTCGATAGCGTAGCTGGTCAACATTAAGACATCGCGAGGGCGATGCTGACACAGTTCCATGACTCGGGAAATGCTGCTTTTTCCGTCGATGCTGTCGAAAAACTGGTCCCACGCGTCGCCGCCCAATTTGGGCTTTGAAACAAAGGGACGGACTAGACGCCTCTCTACTAGTTCTTGCAACTTCTTTTCTGTCCAGTCGAGGAAAACTACAGAAGTTTCTAGACGCGAGAATTCGTTGTCCATTTGTCTAATTCGATCGTATATATTTTCTCGTATAAATATATAAGGTCGAACTGCGCGAGTCGATGCGGTTAAGCGAACTGCTGCATGCATTAACGCCATTAGGCATATCATCGCGGAGGGAGATCCGTCCCAAGATTCGTCTAATCTGTCTATTAATATTACATGCTTGAATCCGTCGTTGGTTGCAATTTTGTTGGCTTCTTCGGATAGCTCTTTGCTTCTATTTATTTGGCGAAGCCACAATTTGTCTTGATTTTTGCTATATGCATCGAAAATCTCTTCAGTTAGATTTATGATTCGATGATCAAAATCACATTCTTCAATTAAGTTCCTTTCTTTTGTTATTGTTGTGGGTGCGCCCTTGAATTCGAATATTCTTGAGTCAACCCATGTTCTTATTGTTTCATCAATAAGAGCGCGCTCCATTGTATGCATTAATGATTTAAATGGGCGCTGTCGTGTGTCGTGAAATTCTTCGTGATTGAGGGGCAGTTGAAGGAGGTCGAAAATCTGGGGCGTAATTGAGATGGTTCGCTTAAGGCGGCGCTGAATCTCGTAAACTATCGCAGTTTTTCCCGCGCCGCGTCTGCCGATGAAAAAGCAGCTTTGACCATCGGCGTTCATGGCAGAAATGGTCGCCGGTGTGGAAACGAATAGCTCTTGATCGTCGCGGATGAGGTCGTATTCCGCAAAAGCCTGTCCAATTTGGACGCGCTCCAAAGCCTTTTTAGGAAGGGTTACCGTACTCACTAGATCTCCTTGGGCGCAAATGACATCTCGTTATGGTGGTTGAGGATGGTGCGTTTCGACAAGAAATTGGCTGACCCCATTTATAGGACGAGGGATTCAACTCGCGCCGTTCTCTCGATTGATCCTACTACATTCTTGTGGCGGTTCAGGAGCGTATGTATTTGCTCGACCTCTTATGACATCGGACATCGTTGGAGGCCCGGCGGAACGGAATTGGCAGTTCGATTGAGTGATTTGAGGGCGGTAGATTGATGGCGAAGATGCGGAGGCGATGTGTGGGCGGGTGGAATAAACCGGGTCCCTGGTTGTCCCAACATGCTCGAAGTCGGGAGGATGCGGGGTGTTGGGGAGGAGGCTTGAATACAACCCCTAGTCTGCACCACCAATGCCGACAAGGCGCTACGATCTGGCGGCCTGCGCTTCAGAGACGTACAGCGGGCCATTGAGGTGCTGGATTGTCATTCTCGGAAGCTATGCATCATCTGGTGCGGGATTTTTTAGGGGGGGCGTACTACGCGTTCACGTAATTCTGTTGTAATTTTGCCACTTCGGCAAAATCCCGCACAGTGGATCGCGCTTTGCCTGCTGCGCACGAGAATGATGCAAGATTACGTTCGGTGAAATGGCGTGAAACCTAGTGAATAGCTGCGTATAGCACACTTTCTGAGTACCAGAATCGGCGGCTACAAAATCAGGCTTGGGGCGCTTTTAAATTGAGCCTTAGTTGCGCTACGATGTGTGTCAGCAAGGTTATCCGACCTTGCAAAACAAAAGGGCGAACTACCAGTGGCCTAGGAACCGGGGTAGCTCGCCCTACACGAAATGGTGAATCGTATGCTTCTAGATCAATCGACGCTGTACGTCGTTCTTGCTGTGACTTATGCACTGATGGCAATCATTCACAGCCATCCGTGATGCGCCTTTGTATCCTACGTATGTCTGTGTAGGATACATCGCAGTCTAGCACTTTCGGATTACCGGTCAACAGATATTGTCGATCGAACGGGGCGCTAGGCGCTAGGCTCTTGGCTCATCACGCACAGGCGCGATGAGCCCGGCCGCTCGCCTAGAAATAGGTGGCGGCCTTATCGTGCCTATATGCATTTGCATTGCGGCGGTCCTTTGCTCCCGGAGGCGGCGGTGGAATTTCCTATAGCAATCCATAAGGACGATGGGACTGTGTACGGCGTGACTGTGCCGGACATTCCTGGGGTGCACTCATGGGGCGAGACCATGGGCGAGGGCATCGAGAACACAAAGGTTGCGATCACCAGCCACATTGAGACGTTGCTTGCACTTGGCGAGGTCGCGCACTTCACCTGTTCGACATTGGCTCAGTTGGCTTCGGACCCGGACTACGCCGGAGCGGTGTGGGCGAAAGTCGACGTTGAGCTTCCTCGGCGGGCCTAACCCCCAATCAGTAAGGTAACGGTTATGAAGATGCTTGCAATTGTCGGTTGGCTTACCCTGTTCCCTGCGTCCACAGGAGTCTACGCCGCGCGTCTGTGGTATCTGTCCAGCAAGCTATACGTAAGGCCAACTTGGAAAAGTGCGGCGGGATTGAGCCGCCCGGCGCTGGTTCGGCCTCCAATACGGGTTGGATTGCGGGAATCCTCGAAGCAAGCAGTGAGAGTGCCGAGCTAAACCGACGTGCGGCACTGTGGACGGCTGTATCGGTAGGCCTTAGCGCCGCGGTGACGGTGATCGGGACCGGTCTACCGCTTATCATCGGCCAGTAACGCATACGGAGTTCCAGCGGATCAGTCGATTACGGCCAGCATTCGGTCTATCTCGTCGATGGGGACCATGCCGAACTTGTTCAATTTGACGCGATAGAACACCATCCGCTTTTTCACTGTATGGCGGCTGATACCTAGCATTGCCGCAGCTTGGGTATAGGTGACGTGGGGTGGCCGTGGGTGGCGAGTGGCGTAAATCTCTACGGCCTTCGATGCTATCCGGAAAGCATCGATCTCAGAGATTCCCGGTCCTTGCCTGACGATCTCTCGGATCACTTGAGGCTGGTGTCGCGATTCCGGCAAGTGGTGGGTTCGGACTTTCGGCATAGCTCACTCCTGGGTGGCAGTGCGGACATTCTGCAACGTCGGTACGGAACTGTGAAGGAGTGCGACGTTTAGGTTGTGCCGGTTCGAGTCCTATACACGGAACCGTACAAGCTTCGCTGAAAAGGCCCGCCGATGGCTGCGTGTAGATTTGTGTAAATTTCCTAGCTACGCACGGCGGGAGAAATATTCTTCCGGTGTTGTCATCGAGCGACAGCGGCGGGAGGCCAAGCCCGGATTTACGCCTTGTTAAGATGCCGAATCGATTCCTTTCGAGGTTGGCATGAGCGATGACACTGCAAAGCGAGTTAAGCAGGCGGTGGAAGATGGGCGACTTCCCAATATGCGTGATCCGGCTATCGTTGGGTACATCCCTCCGGCTGCTGGATTGGCACGCGCTCGCTTCGTCGGCTATTTCGAGCTTGGCACGCATGAGGAAGAATTCGAGGGCAAGAAGCGCGACCGCGAAAAAGTCGATCTGGTCTTTGAACTGAGCGGCTCGAACCACGAGCCTACCGTACAGGGAGGGCAGACGATCCCGGTACGGATCACTGCGCAGGAGACGTTAGACATGTCCTACGGGTCCAGCTTCTATCAGCTATTCGACGCAATGGACAGGGCATGCGGCGGAGGGGCTACCCACATAGCCGAGATGCTGGGTAAGCCGTTTATCGTTGAGGTGTTCCACCGCAAGAGCAAGGACGGCAAGAAAACGTACGCGAATCTGCGCGGCCCGCACGGCTACAACGTGAAGGGAGCGACGGTTCAAGACCCGCTGACTGGCAAGCCGGGACTGGTCGAAGTCGCACCGGCAATTACCGACGTGAAGGCGTTTATCTGGAGCATCGCAGCCCCCGTTGACTGGTACGGCATCCACATACCCGGCGAGTACCCAGAGACGCGCGACGCAGACGGAAGATTGACTGTTCCCGCGCGCTCGAAAAATGTGATTCAGGAAAAGATCGCGGCGGCAAAGAATTGGGCCACTCATCCGTTATCGGAGTTGGGTCTTGGTCCAGGTTCGCAGGAGCCACCACCGATACATGAGCAGCGGCTCCGAAAGCGTTCCTAGCCCAGCTTCTTCGCCAAATCTTCGGCGCGGAGGTGCGTGTAGCGTTGGAGATGCTTGAGGTTTTTATGTCCAGTTATTGTTGCGACCTCGAGGACGTTCAATCCCTTTTCGAACAATCTGCTTGTCGCCTCGTGTCGCAGGTCATGGAAATGGATCGTCCCAAGACCGCATTCTTCGCGGACACGGCTGAACGCGCATTTCATGGCCGACTGTGTGAGTTTGAACACGCGGCCACGATGCGGTGGAGGACACCATGTTAGAGCTTCGATAGCACGGCTCGATAAGGGAACCTTTCGCGGCGATCCGTTCTTGGTCATAGGCAGCAGAACCGTGCGGGCCTCTAGGTCGATATGCTCCCAGCGGAGCTTGGCTATCTCGCCCTGACGCATGGCTGTCTCGATTGCCAGAACGATGGCCGGGGCAATCTCCCGGTTGTAGTCGATAGCGGATGCGATCAGCTTTTCATCGTCGCCTATGGCAAGCCGCACGTCACGGGGAGGCGGGAGCTTGGGCCGGCGTAGTCCCCTGGTAGGGTTGACCGTCAGACCCACAGACCACTCATCGATAGCGAGACGGTACACGGCGGATATGGCGTCTAGCTCCCGGATCACCGTGCTAGGGGCAACCTCTCCGATACGTCGGTCTCGCCATTCGACCAGGTGCGGCTTGTCGAGTTTCGCGGCCGGGACGGCGCATAGCTTCTTTTCGTTGCGGATGAAGCGGCGGCATATCCCACGTTCCCATTCGACGTTTCGGCGGCCCGGTAGAGGGGTTTTGATGTACCGTGCAAATAGGTCCCCGACGGTGAGTGTAGGGGGCTTCTCGCGGACCTTACGCGGCTGCTTTGGGGCTGGTTTGATCGCCTCTTGTTCGGCCGCCCATTGCTCCGCAGCCTCCCTCGTATCGAAGGTTTTGGAGCGAATGGGCTGGCCCTGGACCCGGATTTTGGCCTGCCATTTGTACCCACGTTGAACGATAGTTGCCAT